ATTATAAGACGGATAAAACAACTTGACAGTATGATAAAATAATCATATATTCATCCCAGTTTATTTATGTATATGTTTAACTATAAAAGTATAATTATGTATCACTATGAAGTTGATGAGGAAAATCTCAAAAAATTTGGGATTCCTGAAAATTGCCGGAAAGAACCGGGTTGTTTCGTTTTAAAATGCAAAACATGTCGTTATGGCGGTTCTGCAAAGTCTGAAGAAACTTGCACAAAAGAGGTTGATTGTGAGTTTATCTTAAAGAACGGAAACGAAAATGATTACGGACGCAGGGTGTCGTTTGTCATTAAAGGTAAACATGAGCACTATGGATGTGTGCATATTTTGCCCGTAACATATGAGCCATCTGAACTTCCGCAGGCCATTGCTGATTTGAAGGAAAAACTCAGCCCGTTCAACACAGCAATGAAAGAAAGCAAACTTGGGCGAGCCGTTAAAGCCTATTTGGACAAAGCATCAAGCGCTTCTATTGCTTATGTGGCAGAGGAAATAAAGTCAATCGGTTATCCGCGATATCCGCGAAAATTGCTGACGCAACAATTTGAATCATGCTACTATGTGGATATTCGGCTTGGTCCGGGTCCTGATTATAACCCTTTGCTTTGTGATGGAAAAATGCTTTTCAGAAGAAAGTTGGATTATGCGTGCGTTGATATGGTTCCTATCTTTGTGCAACCGGAATATATCATATTTTGGGCAGGAAATCGACAACTCATTGTCGCATTTTGGCACGATAAACGAATATGCTGGCATCCGCTGGGAACTTTTATTGAGTTGACTGAAACTGCCAAAGGTCGTTTGCTTGAGATTACAGGCTTTCCACATCCGCTAGATTGCAGATTTTATGATTATTTACGCTATTATGAATTTCGTTTCGTTAATTCATTATATTACCTTGGCGCAAATCTTGAACGGGTTGCTAGGTCACCTTGGTATAGCGGTGGCTTTAATGTTGACAATAAAACCGGAAAGTTTACGGTGACCGGTCTGGAAGGCAATGTTATTGCAACCTATCTTCTTAAAAACGGGCAGTATCAAAGAAAGTGATTTGAAAAAAAGCTGTTAACACAAATGTTAGCGGCTTTTTTGTACACAAAAACAGCCTCTCTCATCAAGAGGCTTCTTTTTTTACGGTGGAGTTTCATTGGCGCGTTAGGCCGGAAGGAGCGCGACAGTGCGATGCACTGCTTGCTCATCTCAACTTTTGCCGACAAAATAGGCAAAAATTTCGATTCCGAACCTTCGGTTCAATTCCGATACAAAAATACCAATAAAAATACCACCTCGAAGGGTGGTATTTTTATTGGTGCGCTAGGCCGGAATCGAACCGGCACGGGATTGCTCCCAACAGATTTTAAGTCACTTTTTATAGGCTTTTATTAAACCCTATTATCTTTGATTTTATTCTCAAAAACCCTTGACAATTAAAGACTTTGCGAATATAAACACCCTATTAAAAATGATTAACTACTATCTTACATAATTCAAAAATTAGGGGTAAATTAGGGGTAGATTTTATGGATAGAATAAAAACCAAATACAAAGGGGTTTATTATCGCACCCACCGCAGCCGTAAAAACGGTATCAGGCCGGATAGATATTTTTACTTGCGTTATACGCTCGCCGGCAAACAACGCGAGGAGGGTTACGGTTGGGAGTCCGAGGGCTTTACTGAGGCCAAAGCTGCGGCCGAGTTGGAAACTATCCGCGCCAATATCAAAACCGGTAACGGTTATACCTCATTAAAACAGAAAAAAGAGGCCATCGCGGAAACCACCGCCTTAAGAGAATCGGCCACCCTCACTTTTGATGATTTTTATAATCAGTATGAAGATGCGCAGCGCGGCGTTAAGTCAGATAAGTTTGTTCGCCACGAGCGCCAGTATTATGATAATCACATTAAAAAACATATCGCCACCAAGCCGCTCAAAGCCGTTACGGTGGATGATATAGAAAAAATAAAACAATCTATGCTTAAAGTCAAAACTGCTGCCGGTGCGCCACGATACGCCCCTGCAACCGTCAATCACATCTTAAAACTTTGCCGGCATATTTTCAATGTTGCCATTGTCCGTAAAAAAGCGGCCGAGAATCCGGCCAAAGCGGTTAAGTTGTTGCCGCTCAATAACCGGCGCTTACGCTTTTTTACTCAAGAGGAGGCGGAGGTTTTGCTTGCCGAGTTACGCAAAATTCACCCCTCGGATGCTAAAACTTTTGACTATACCTATTATAAGCAAAACAAAACCTCCCAAACATACGAGTTAGCGCTCGTATCTCTTTATTGCGGATGCCGTGCCGGTGAGTTGTTTCAGCTCCGCGCCAATGATATAAACTTTACAACCGGCTTTATCACTGTCCGTAAATCCAAAAACCACGACAGCCGCAACATACCAATGCCTAAAATCGTGGCCGATATGCTGCGATGCCGGCTTAATAGTCTTAATATAACCGGTGAAAACTTTGTCTTTCAAGATACAAAAGGCGGCGGATTGTATGAAATATCCGACCGCTACCAAGAAATTGTGGATAAATTATTTAACAAGGATATATCAGACCGGCAACAAAGGGCGGTTTTCCACACGCTCCGCCACACTTACGCCAGTTGGCTGGTTATGGCCGGTGTTGATATTTACACGGTTAAAGAGTTGATGGGGCATAAAACACTGGCAATGACAATGCGTTATGCTCATCTTGCACCGCAAAAATTCACAGCGGCCATATCCGCCTTAGAAAGTCACTCAGCCGCCACCGCTGCCGCGCAGTTGCAACCGCCGCCCAATGATAAGCCGACTTCCTGATTTTCCAATTCTTCCAAGTGAACAACTGTTTTAGCCTCCGAAAAACATTTACGAGCGTAATACTCTGATTTTTTGCCTTTATTAAATTCACTTACAGGCCGACAATACCCCATTACACGTGTCCAAACCTCACAGGCTTGGCGTTCCTCATCTTTCAATTCAATATCTGCCATTGTTATCACCTTTCAAAATAAATTGTTGTTGCTTAATATGTTCGGCCACGCCTTGATTTTCAATACATCTAAAGCGCGGCTTTATACCCATCTCATCCAATTCTTGTTTTAAGGTTTGGATGAACTCAATCAATTCAACACCTCTTGCAGCGTTAAAAGTGATTGAACATTTTGGTCGCGGCACATATCCGCCCCACGCCCCTTGCACTTTCATAACATAAACATCAGTTTGGCTTTTTCTTTCCGCACGTGCGGCATCTCTTTCTTGTTCCGCTGCCGGATAATCAGGAAAATCAAACCGCTTTTGTGTCATCACCAACCTACCTCTATAAAATGTTTATGTTTGCGCTTTTTATTCTCTATCTCGCGTTTGGCCTGTTCCAGTTTATACTGGTATAATTCCTCTTGGTCGCGCTGCCACTCGCGGTAATTCTGCCCATCCGGCGTAAAGCACAAATCAGGGATAATGTTTTTACTGCCGGCTAAATCCGGCCGGTAAATAAAAACTCTTACTTTCCTTTGCATATCTCTAATTCCTGCCGCAATTTATCAATTCTGCCTATCCATTCCCAAGTATTCGGATAATCCTCCGCACTTGCTTTTTCAAGCTCCGCCGCCACCGCCGCGCCAGCCACAGGATAAACAGGGCAAAACTCATAATTCACCGTTACGCATTGATGCGAGCAACCCATCACGCTTAAGATTAGGGCGACTATGAATAACAGCCGTTTTATTTGCCACATCTTTAACCTCCTTTTGTTTTGCCTCTTGCACCAATACCTCTTGCTTTGCCTGTTTTAACTCACATTCGGCCTTAACGCGTTTTTCAACCTGATTATCAAACCACCAAAAAAACAAACTGATGCCGACCACGAGCAAAACGCCGCGTAGCAATAGGTCAACTATTTTCGCCTTTGTCATTGTTTTTGCCCCCTCTTACAATTTCAACAATTTGTTTGATTGTATTTAACGGCTTTTCAATCAAGAGTTTTAACAGACCACCGATAATATCAAATATCTCACGTGCATAACTGCATCCACCGCCGATAATTGCCACCGTGGTGTAATAATTCACATCAAAACCCTTGCATATACAGCCTATAATTAAGGCAATCGCAATACTGGCAAATACCTTTTTGATTTTATCGGTGCGTGATAACGGTTCCCTTGTCCACACAAGCGAAAAACAGCCGAATATCAGGCCGATTATACCGCTTTCAAAAAATATATCCTTTACTTCCTTAAGCATCTTTCCCCCTGTTAATCGATATTGTTAAAAAACAAGTGATGCCCGATAACCACACAAGGCGTTTTGCCCTTAGCCCAAGCTGGTTGAGGGCAGGCTTTCGGGTTGTAATAATGCGTTGCACCTTTGGTTATATCTTCCAAAATATCATCACAAGCCGCTTGCGCTATCTCGTAGCACTCAGCAAACTTTTTATCATCCAATGTAACATTGATTATTTTTTTACGGTTCGGGTCGTTTTTATTCCAGCAGGAAAACTGCCAAGGTTTTAAGCAGGTGGCGGCAATAGTGGCAACTTTATAGCCGTTAATATCGCGCCAACCGCACATTTTTTTTCTTTTTATTCTATTTAAAACAATACAGGCCACCGCAATTTTGCCTTGCCTGTTTTCACCTCTGGCCTCGCCATAGAGGGTGCGAGCCAGTGTTTCGATGTCGTTTTGATTTGCGTTCATTGCCCTTAATCCTCAAGTTAAAGGCAATGCTTAGCGAAAAAAATAAAATGCTCCAATTACAATAATATTTATAGCTCAGAAAAAAGTTTTATTCAACCGTATTTTCTTCATCACCAACAATATAATGGTATTCGTCAATGGTGATGGTTCCTTTTTCCACACGTGCCATAACTTGTTCTTTTGTCAGCCGGCCGGCATCGTATAACCGTTTCAGGCTTTCAACAATCGCTCTTACCTCTAACATTATAAAACGCCCTCCTCAATAAGTTTCAGTGTGTATTCGTCCACAATCTCAGCCTCGCGCAGTTGTTCGGCCGATTGCACAGCCTGCCAAGCGGCGTATTCCGGTGCGCTGGCTAAGGCCTCATCATAAACCCATACTTTAATTGTTTCACCGCTGGTATCCGTGCGCTCAACCTCGCGAATGTTTTTACGCAGCAAATAGCGGTTGTCAGAGATTGCCTCAACACTTTGAGGACAAACCCTACTTTCAGCCTGTTTATATTGCATATGCTTTAATCCTTTCCTTAATAAATTGGTTAACCTTAAGTTGTTTCTTTGATACGCGCTTGCGCAGCTCACGGATATTTACATAAGGCGATATATGTTGTTTAAATGCCGTATAGGTATTAGCCACCTTAAACCGCCCCATATAACTTAAGACACGCAAACAATCGTATATTGTGAGTTTCAATTTGGCACGCACGCGCCTGATAAGTCTGATTGACTTCAAAAATACTCTATCTCTTAGCCTTATCCAGCCACCGCGCTTAAACTGATACCCGATAAAATTAACGCTCACAAACTTGTGGACTTGCCAAATCGGCTTTAAGGCCATTCGCAAATCAACAATCCGGCACTCAATCGTTTTTGCCAAGCGTTTGAGCTTGCGCCGGTTTGAGCAAAATATAATAATATCATCCATATAGCGCACATAAAAATCAGTGCCTATGGTTTGCTTTATCTGATGGTCTAAGGCCATCAATAAAACGTTGGCCAAAATCGGACTGGTATAAAACCCGATTGGGATACCGCCTTTAACCGGTCGGCCGTCAATAACTTGTTTGTTGGCGCGCAAAATCAAAGCAAATAAGCGCAATACGCGTTTATCTCGTATGGTTTTGCGTATTTCCCGAAAAACAAAACTCGGCCGGACATTGTGAAAAAACTTCTTTATATCCAATTTAACCACATATTTTGCCTTATTCGGATATTTGGCCAACACTTTACCTATATATTTTCTCGCTTGGTCGCCACCGCGGCCTTTAACGCTGCCGCAACTATACTTGTAAAACTTCTTTCTAAACAGCGGCTCACAGATATTCATTATCGCGTGATGCACGCATTGTTCTTGTGCAAAGTTAGGGCAAACAATATAACGTTTCTTTAGTTCTACTCCATCATTGATAAGTTTGGTCTGATGGCAGGCAATCGGCCGCCACGTTCCGTTTTTAAGGCTTTCGTGCAACTCATCAATCAACTCATCCATCCGGCTTAAAGATTTTCTCACGGTTGCCTTTTTGCGTTTGCCAAGTGCAGCACGTAAGATGGCCTTACGGATATTTTCCTTATCAATAATCTTTTCAAACAAGTGGTTATATGTTTTCATTTTTCAGCCCTTATAAAAGGTTTATCGTTTCTCTTATAGCCTCACGGATGTTTACCATTTTGCTACTAACCCGTGCCTTTTGCGGCGTAATTTTTGCCATTCCTAGCAGGGAGTTGATAGGGCATTTTAGAGAAACATTTATCTATAAGATTAAGCGAGCCGCCGTTGTTCCAATTCGAGTTAGACGGCAGGTTATTCACGTTAAAGCAGAACACGCCGTCGATAGCGCCGTTATTCACATTGCCACCGAGGATGAGCCTAACAAGAGGAACCGCGCCCGACAAGGCGCCCACACAACCCCCAAGTATAATAATTGCAGCGTTAATATGCTAAAGGGGGAGGTTATCCCCCTTTGCAACCCCCTTAAAGGGTATGGTAAGAAAGCGAGCCGCCGACGCTCCAACCCGAGTTAG